GTTCCGAGTCGGCTTACTTCCGTCCTATTTAATTGTTTAGCACTTAAGTTTCACAACATCCTTTCGGAGTTCTGATAGCAATCGGTCTTCTCTTCTTTGATCTACTACATCGTCGTTTTTAACGATGTCCATTAGTTCCCACGCTGCGTCGCAACTTATCGTCACTTGATTAGTTTGGGCAAGTTGTGGCGTAGAAAAAGAAAGAAGTGGAACCCATGCTAAAAGCAGAAGTGCTTTAGTCATAGGATGAACGTTAGGGGATTATTATACCCCTATTCTCCTTATATAGTCAAGTTATATGTTGAAATAGTAACAATTAATACACTATTGTATAATTATTATACTAAAAAACGTGAAGATTTGTAAAAACCTTCACGCGAGAAAATTTCTGGCGAAATTTTTTGTCCCTCTAGGGAAATCACTTTCGCTTTTTGGTTTCGGGTGCTTTATATCCCCAAAGCTTTGGATTGATTCTACCATATCCAAAGTCAATACTTTTTAAATTTTCACGAAACTTATCCCAATACATATCAAATAATTTAATTCTAGATCCTCTAGTTAGATCATAACAAACTTCATCATCTACAAGATATTTAATAATATATGCATCATTAGGAGCTTCTTTTGTACAAACATCGTTGTATGTACCATTTTGGATTAAGATATCGCACCCATAACGTGATCTGCAATTTTCTTTTTCTGCTGGTGTCCAAAAGTCCATATTCTTTTCCGTTTTAGATGCTCTCTCAACTACTTGTTTCAAATTTTCACTCATATTTTATCTCCAAAAATAATATGTATTAAGACCTTCCTCCCCATCTAATATCGGGATATGCTTCCGAAACAACTTCTTTTGTAATCTTATACTTATCAGAAAGCCTCTTGTCCTTTACAAGTACAAGAATTTCTGCCTCAAGAGGATGAAGTCCTTGAAGAATGTTAATAAACATTGTTTCTCTGCGAAGAGAACTCAGACCATCATTTCCACCTTTGATAAAGTTATAAAATCTTTGGTATTCTTTACGAATCGAAGATTTTCCTTGATCAGATGCTCCAAGTGAGGTGGTTCCTAGTTCACCCATTTTGGAAACTGCATCATTAATCTTAGAACTAATCGTTCCACTAAAAGAGTTTTGCTCCCCAACGCTCGCATAAGGAACATCTCCTTCGGGGAGCATAGAAATTACGGTTTCATCAAAATTCCAAATAAAGAGAGCTTTTAATGAAGGGTGCTCATACTTCTTTAAAATTTCTACTTTCTTAGAATTACTTCTCTGTTTAGAAGTTAAATTTAAAATTTCAAAAATAAAAGGATTGCTTGGCAGATCTGCTTCAGCAACTTTAGTTGTTTGAGAACTAGTCTTCGTCCTCGCTTTCGTCGTAGTCATAATCGTTTTCAAACCTCACGGCAAGTATTTCGTCTGGGATAATGTTTCCATTACTATCATACATTTCAGGATGAAATTTAGGAATTTCTCGGTAATTCATCATATATTCTCTAGCAACCCAACCTGCCATTATCCCTACTATAAAAAATAAAACGGTTAAAAATGAACCGAATACTAAACTAGTTGCTAACATGGCTTTCTCTCTCTGGGGAAACTACGGTATTTTCCTTCTCTTGATGGAAAACTCAAAGTGAATGGTTACTTCCCGTTTTAGAAAGCAAACCATCTTTTCAAAGATGATATGGAAGGACTTGGTCTGCTTTCTTTTTCCTCCATTTAAAATGAGATCAATACCACGATTAATGTGGTCATTATTATTTATGTTCACTATCAAATAATACTATGTTCTTTAAGGTATTTGATAGTGTCGGTGCAACCGCCTAAACGGGTTTCACCACAAACAACTTGAGGGAAAGTAGATCCTTCTCCAAATTCAGAATAAAATTCTTCTTTTGTAAAATCTTCCCCCAAAGTATAAACGACATGTGATTGTTTTGTCAACACCAAAGTTTGTTTAATTTTATCACAATATGGACAACCTTCCTTTGAGTAAACTGTGAAATTCATATCTTTAGCTAGGTAAAATAAAGTTAGGTAACATATATTTAACAACATTATTTACTCGATCATTTACACACTTCATTTGATTAAGAGTTTCTTGATCGATCAGATCTGGGTGATACCACCAATCTTCAAATGGACTATTATCATTTGGAGAAACATCATTTACTGCAAGTTCATACCCTTGCGCTTTCAAATACCTTCTAGATTTTTCCCTGAAGGATGAGGTCATATCAATGTAGTGATCGTGCTCGTAGGTAATGATTGCAAACTTCCACTTTTCAAAAGGAATTGAAAGCAGGATTTCAAACGTAGTTTTAGATGGTTCACAATCCAGTTGAAGATAATCCCATACTCTTTCTTCACTGAAATTTGAAAGAAGTTGATCATAATCAACTTCTAGAGCATCTTTGCAGAGAATCATATTCTTACGCTCTCTTTCAAATTGCTCACACAAACCTGGAACAATTTCGATAGAAATGCCATCCCAACCAAATTCTGTTTCAAGAAGTGCAGTATTATTTTGATAGAATGGTTGTTGTGCTCCAATTTCTAAGTATAAACCATTTCTCTTACCATTAAGCATACTCAGAATAAACATATCTTGATATGCTTGAGAATGATTCTTCTCGATATTTTCTGATCCTGGGAACTTATTTCTCAAATAAGAATGCTTTTCTTTTTGATACTTAATAATCTTATCAGGAATATCACCACTACCAAGTTGCATCAAATTACTTTGAACAGCTTCATAATGAACAGGGTCAAGTTTATAATTGTTTTTCAGATGTTGGAATAAAGACCTACATTCAGTTCCTTTACCCCACCAATAAGAAGAAACAGCTTTCTCAAAGTAAAGAACATACTCTCCTGGATACTCACAGGAAGTTCTAAGAGGTTCTGGATCCTTGTTTGCAAAGATAATACCCTGAGATGCATAAACATAAGCATCCTGCCATTGCTGGCGCTTCTCGTGGAACCTAGCGAGGAGAAAATACGCTTCTGGTCTTTCTGGTAAGAGGCACAGAGCGTGTTGTAGAAGAGTTCTAGCAGTTGCATCACGAGTGCCTTGTTTTTCATAACAAAAATGACCATAAAGCAATGCTTCATAAGTTAGATTATCATCCTTAGACCTTTCCGCACATCTCAAGAAATAAGATAGTGCTGGAGCAGTATGTTCTTGTGTCCAATACCACATTCCCAAATTAAAGTTGTGATCTGGATTCTCAGGATCTAACGAATAGTCGGTTAAAATTGATTCAATATCATTTAATTTATTATCACTTTTTTCTATAGTAAAAGATTTGTTCATAATTTTTGGAGACTCTTTTTCTTTTTTAATAGGAACACTTGGAGATTTTTGTTTCCACCAATTCAACACGGTTTGACTTGCGTGATAGTGGTCTCTTTTTTGACCAGCATTTACATCATCATCTTGCTCTTTTGAAAAAGTTGATTCAAAATCGTTCTCTTCAATAAAAAGAGGGATTGTATATGCTTTACCTAAAACTGTGAAAAGAATATTTTCAATTAAAGGCATCACGTCAGAATTGGGTACTTCAAGATGATAAGTATCCTCTCTGATGTAGGTATCTATAATTCTTTTCGCATACTCTCTTTTAATAATATATGCCGTTGCACTCCAATCATTCCAATACCTTTCACGCATCTCAAAGGTATCAAAATCATTTCTAATCGTTAGAAGTTGCACAACATCCCAATCACTAGGAAGTTTATCTACAAATTGTTGCCAACTAAAGTCCCAATACTTAACGGTCTCAAGACTCAGATCATCCTCACAAAAAAATGCATAATCTTCTTGGGTTTCTTCATACCACTTCTTGATTGCTTTTAGATGAGAAACACAGCATCCTGCAGTACCATCATTTAACTGGAACAGATACTTTCCAGTTAACTTATCATCAGAATCAGCGAATCGTTTAGAAATAATAGGATGGGCTACAATATCATACTCAGAGAACTGATTTTCAATACTTTTTTGCCTATCAGTGCTTTCCTCAAGAGTCATATAATAGACTGAAGGAAAGTTCTCTAATTTATTCATGTCTTTTTCAGCGTAGTAATGTTGATCGTCAATTTGTTGAATAATCCATTTGGTCTTTCTCTCAACATAATAACTATCACCAAAAGGAACTATTTCAGCGTTGCGTTTAATATGATGCTGTGCCAAAGCATAGTCAGTTTCCCACTGAACTTTATCTTCAGCATACATCTGAATCAAATTACTTCTAATGTATTCTTCATCATTTTTATCATACCCTTCAAAATTTTCGGTTCTCTTCTTATCTGGATGGGCGATATGAAGAAGAGTATGATCGTAGTGTAGTTTTTTATGCTGAAGACCTAGAAGTTCTAGACGATGGCAAATTTCGTCATCTTCGTAAGCATAATACTTTCCTAGATTTTCATTATATCCACCAATCTTATCAAAGAATTCTTTCTTTGTAAAAATAAGTCCTTTTAGATATTTGAAGTATGGACTATATGAATTAACATATTTCACCATCTGTTCAAAAGACATATTTGATGGATCGATTACATAATTCTCACCATTGAAATAATCAAAAACTTCTATTTCGTGATTGCCAGAAACAAAAGAAGTTTCATCTGGAATGTAGTTCTCAAAGAAATTATAGTAAGGATTAAAAAGATAATCAGTATCTACTTTAAGAATATAATCTCCAGTAGCAATACTTGCTGCAAGATTCAGAGGTTGTGGTTGGTTGAAATACTTTTGGTTTTGAACCGTAATGATTTTGATACGTTCATCCCTTTCAGTTAAATGTGATAACGATTCATCAGAATCCCAATCAACAATAATAATCTCTTTTATTTCATCTTTAAGCAACCAAGATGAAAGAGAGATTGTCAATGGTTCATATCTATTTTTACAGGCACAGATTAAAGAAACATTCATAGAACAATCCAATGTGGTAAATATAAATCTTTAGTATTCCAACTAGAAAAATCTCCAGCGAACCAATCTTTAGGAGCGATAGTCTTTTTACTATCTGCTAACCAAGATCCCCACCAAGAGAATGAAGAGTTTGCAATGATATGATAGTCACATAAGGACATTAAACACAAATCAATATGAGAATTATTTGATTTTGATATCTTAAATCTTTTTGATGTAAATTTAGTTTTACACCACTCATAATCATCAGTTAAAACAATAACTGGAAGATTAGGTAAAAGATCTAAAGATTGATAATAATACTCTAACGGTAGAGAATAAAAATTTTTATCTGTTAGATAATCTGTTCTTCTAACGTGTAAAGAAATAACTTCTTGATTTCGAAAAAGATTTTCTTTATAATGAGAACATATATTAGTTATTCTATCATAAAAAGTGAAATCTTGTCTAATTTGTTTTTCTATGTGGGAAAAATACTTTTCGGTTTGAAAGTACCCAACAAGATCAACATCATCTGGACAGTTATCTAAAAGATTTTGATCAAATTCAAATCTTTCAATAGAAAGGATCTGAGTATTTTGATTCTTTTCTGTTAAAGGAATTTTAAAACAACTTGTTAACTCATTGTTCTCAGGGATGGAATAAGAGTATCCTTTATGAGATGCTATTCCTTTGAGAGCAGCATATTGGAACATTTGATTTCCCAAGCGTCCCATATGTCCAAGATTATTAAATGATATCATTATCTACAAAAATAGTATTGATGTCATCTCTATAAAGTTCTTTATAGTTGTTTTGATGAATATAACTTCTAAGTTTTTTAACTCGATCTAAAATGTTTTGATTATCTGTAAAGTATTGATGATCATCTACCAATTCAATAATCAACATCTTTGGTCTCCATTCATTCAGATTAAATGAATAAAAGACCTGATCTTCTCTACCTTCAACATCAACAACTAAAAGATCAAAAGTTTTTGGAACATTATATCTTTCCAAAAACTGATCCATTCTAATTTGATAGCATTGCTCTTCCTTATATGCTGGATAGTTGAACTTATTAATTCCAATCTGAGCGTGTTCTTCTTCTAAGCTAGAAAGAACATCATTACTATAGATTTTTTGAATTCCGTTCTCCAATCCAATGGCAACATTAGAAACAATTACATTATTATCTTTATGCCTCTCTAAGCATTTAACATAATGTGATGTAATTGGTTCTACATAAATTCCTTTCCATCCAGCATCTGCTAAACAAGATGTGTTTGAAACTGTTTCCCCATCATAGGCACCAACTTCAACAAACATTCTATTGTTGATGCACTTTCCAAAATACTCAATATAAATCTTATCTAAATTTGGGATTTGACAAGTTTGTGATAAGGTATACATATTCATTCAAAAATGTAATCCATCGTCACTTTCTTGTTCACTCTAAGCAGATAAGCAGCATTATCTTGGAATCCAAAAGTAATCAACAGATCATCACCATACTCACACATACCAACAGCAAACTCAATATCTGCATTGAGGAATGAGAAGAGTTTTGAAACCTTAGTGATATTCCACTTATTATCCCATACAACAAAACGATGGCGATAAACCGCATCCTTTCTACCTTGCTCACTCCAAAATAAGTCAGTTTCATGAACCAGGCAGAAATGGAATCCACTATCCAGAGGAATAACCTGAGATCCACCACGAAGATCACTACATCCAATATCTCTCCAATCAGTTAGAACAACCGTTTCTGTTTGTTGAGTTTCAAGATCATAACGAACTACTTCCGTACCATTGGTCCACTTCACAAAGTGGTATGGCATATCAATAATCGGCATCCAGTTCTTTTCACAATACGATTCCTTGTTTGCTGGAGTCGGAATTCGAATACGTGAAACTTCTTGAATGTTATTGTGATGAACTACGATTTCACACATTTCCATTCGACCCGTACCAATAGTATCAAGGTCTCTGCGAACTCCAATTAGATAAAGTTTACCATCCCAACGAACGATCCTAGCATCTTCCAGACCAACAAATTCCCACAGTTCTTTTTCAGGGAACTTTGTTGTGTTAACGTGATCATATCTTTTAATTCTCAAATTATCATCCATCTCACAGAAAACATTCCAAGTGCGGAGATGCATGTCATTTTCTGGATGAATATAAACCAATGGTCCCCATTGGTTTTCATAGATTTTCTTTTCGGAATGATAAAGAGTATAGTTAATATTTCTTAGATTAGTTACAATCTTACCATTATCATTATAGATGGATGGATTAGTTAAGGAAGGTCCACAAAGATCTTTTGAAGGAATAACTAAAGGATGAATAGATCCTCCATTCTCTAATGCGTGTTTTACAAAGTTCATACAAAAACAAAAAGTTTAAAACAATTATAACATAATTTATCTAGGTATTGCAAGGCAAGGTCTCTTATCATAAATCATTTTTTTATAAGGACCGTTTGCATCAACATAGTGAAGAAACGCTTGCAAATACCAAGGTTGTTCAAATGGTTCTCTCCAATGCCAGAGATCACATCCTCGATAAATGCAAAGATCTCCTGGTTCTAACAGAATTTCTACAGCATCTGTACCATCTTTATTTTTACTAAAGTAGATTGGGCTTATTTTTTGCCCTTCTGGAATTGCCAGAGAAAGAGTTGCAGAGATCTGGCAAGATTCCCTATCTTGATGTATTTCTAATTCATCTCCTTTCAGATATTTTCTAGTATAAGAATAAGTCGGTAAAAGAGAAACTCCTGTCAATTCGCTTAGAGGTTGACAAGAATCTGATAAGATTGTTTCTACTAATGGATCGGAATAGAAACAATGAGCATTATCTACCTGAGAATCCCCTTTTGTTGAGTATCCAGCAGCGATTAAAATATCAAAGTATCTTTTTATAAAGGACACAAAATCTTTTTCTAGGTAGTTCTTAACTACCAAAAATCCTTGATCATCAAAACTCATACTAAATGTTTTTTGATATTATATCACAATTTATACTATTGTCCCAAGTAAATAATTTGCAAATGTGTATTATTTGCCTGAAAAGTATGTGTACTTGTACTATTTTGATTCCACCAGAGTTCGACGTAATCTCCTATATTCAATTCTATAATTCTATCTATAGTAATTGTTTGACTATATCCAGAATTATAAGATTCATGTAAATATGCTGCTTGAAATAATGAAACTCCATTTTTGTAAATAGCTATGACTGGAGTCCAAGCACCACCACTATTACTAGCAGATCTAGTAATTTGTCCCTGACACAAATATTTTCCAGACCTTTGTACTATAAGACGGCTATTGGTTGTATCTAATGTAACGTTATTTGCAAGACCTCCAGTGTTTAATGTAACCTTGATAAAGGATGTACTCGCATTTGTTTGGTTTCCTGGGGCACCTAATAACCCGTAAGTCCAGTTAAAACTAGAAACTCCAGTAGAGTCAAGACTAATTGCCGATGTAGAAGATGCGTTAGATGAAATATTATTAACTCTTAAAGTACTCATAGTTCCTTCCTATAAATTACTTTTGGTTTTTGGGGGAAAATACAATCATCTTTTGGATTGGATCTAATGTTTCGTAAAATTTTTCTATATTCATCCCATTCAGATTGATTTTCCAAATTAACATCTGGTAAAGAAGCCCAATCAGAATCTTTTAATAATGCTTGAGCATATTGTGAAGTTTTTCCTAGAAATACTAAACCATCACCAATTCCAGGAATACCTGGAAATTCTTTAATATATTCACCAGTAGATTTTAATTCTTTCCATAAATTTTCAATTTCTTCTACCGATGGTCTTGGTACATCATTTGAGTCACTCCATTCTAAACCACCAATTAGATTTTTATATTCATCATAAATTGGATCATCATCTGTAATAGGCAAAACACATTTCCAGACTTGATCTTTGAAGTAATAATCTAAAGTTTCTGATATTTGATTAAGTGTTAATTCCATTAAATAACTACCTCATAAACTATAATCGTTGATGCAGTTGCTCTTGCTCTAGCATCATTAACACCTTGCCCTGGATTAAAAGTTGCAAATGGTCTATCTGTAGCACTACCATTAGCAGTAGACCATCCAGCAACAACAGAGATTGAACCAGCACCTAAACCAGTCCAGATTCCCATACCCCATATTGGCATTTCAGAAGATGTCCAATCATTATACTCATGTACAAAATTATAATTTCTAACTCCACCAATTTCTAAATATGTTCCACAATTTCCAGAAGATTGAACTCTTCCATTAAGTTGAGCATGAACTACCAAATTTGTAGAAGAAGCATCATAAAGTTTATTTACTGAAGTTGACCATAAAACAGCATTTGCTGCATTACTAACAGAAGTTTGTGTATTATTTAATAGTTGAGTTACATTGACAATTCCACCAGAAGATCTTACAAGAACTTTTCCTCCAGTAGTCTCAATTTGATTAGCTCTTAAAGTACTCATCCTTCTGTCACCTCAGGTTTTGGATACTTTGCCTTCACAGCAAGACACGCATCTATATATGCTTGCATTTGCTCTTGATCACCTTTCACAATACCATCAAGATATTCTTTAAAGTCTGGATATTCTTTTGCACGAAGTCTTTGATATTCAGTATCTTCCCATTCTTTTTGAAGTCTTGCAACTTCTGCTTCTACCTCTTCTCTTGTTGGTTTCTTTTGTCCACCTTCCCACACTGGTGGTTCTAACCATCGAAGACCTTCATATTTTTCACCACTTAAAGACCAAACTGCACCAGGTCTTAATGATAAGATTGCTTTGGTTATATCCATTATGCAGAAACCTCCATTAATGTTAATGTAGAAACAGGAGTAGAATCATAATCATTTGCCAAGGCTTGCCAAGTTGATGGTCTATTTACAAAAATTACAGGAGATGAAGTATATCCACCCAATTCTATTTGGTAGGTTAATGATGATGAAGATCCTGGAGAATCATAATGAACTCCAGATAACATTGACATTCTATATTGAATATCAGTATCACTATTATATTGATTTATTCTTCCAGTTGATGTCGGTCTTCCACCTTCACTGGTTCCCAATATTACTGGAGTTCCATTTCTTTTTATTCTGTAATGTTGTTGATATCCACCATTGGTTGCAGTTGCACCAACATACATATTTGTCAATATTAAAATTCTATTACTTGTAGAAGATGGAGTTATTGAAGCACTTAAACCAGTCACATCTATATAAAATCCAGTTCCTGTTTGTGTTGAAGTTCCAGTAAAAGAAGTTGTTAAAGTAGTATGAACAACTTGTAAAATACTTCCAGTACTATTCAGAATAGATTTTCCCGCAACTGTTTGAATTGTATTAGTCTTTAATATACTCATAATTCTATACTACCGTCCAAGTTGCTCCACTCTGTATGGTGACCGTAACTCCTGTATTTATAGTTATTGGTCCAACACTGAGTTCGTTAAATTGTGATGTTATATTATAGTCTGATGCCACTGTTGGGGAGTTTCTAATAAATGGCGAAGATGTTAGAGTAATAGGACTACTAGCATTCACTGCACCAACATTTAGGTTGGCATTTCCACCAGTAATTGAAATTGAATTAGTATCTCCACCAGTGATTGTAACTGCCATAATTGTTTTTTAACTATTTAGAGACCTAGAAGTTCTTTGAGTTCATCGACCGTTAATCCAGCAGCCTCAAGTTTTTGTTGAGGAGTTAGAGGTTCTGGTTCAGGAATTGGGTCTGGTGGAAGAGGTTCATTACCCTCTTCTAACCATTTTAAGTATTGTTGATAATCTACGTTTAGTAAGTTTGGTGGAATGAAAGCATTGTCAGATAAACGTAGAATCATATCATCTTTAGTAAGTTTATAGTCCATAGGTTATAACTCCGCGCTAGAAGACCATTGAGTACGAAAAGCATTAGATGCAGTCATTGCGTTGTTAACACAAAATAAATGCGCTCCTGTTTCTGAGACATTATTAGAACCACTATTACCTTGATTAACACCTGAACTAAGATTACGCCATTGACCTAATATGCCATTAGTAGACCAAAGAGTTAGGGTTGGTATGGTACGTTTTCTTGTTCTAAAATTTAAACGACCATAATCATAGAAGTCAACTACGTTAATAGAAACGCTTTCCCAAGCACCAAATTCACTTACTGATCCAACTGCAACATCTTGATTATAACTTTTTTCATAATATCTTTCACATAATGCCAACTCTTGTCCATAACTTCTTCTCTCAAAAGAAGTTGCGACACTTCCCAATTCTAGTTGAACTCCTGTTAGATAAAAAGTATTAGAAGCAGTAGAGAACCAAGTATTAGTTTGATTAGAAGTGGCTAAAATTACTCCACTAGTCCAAACATTGTTTGTACCTTGGTAAGATGTACCTGCAGAGAGAACCCAAGCAATATTTAATCCGCCAGAATTTGTTTTTTCCCAAGTTCCTACAGTATCAGCAGTAAGGGTGATTGTTTTATATTCCCAAACATTAGGAGAGTTAATTCTATACTCTACTGGAATACTTCTATTATCAGCATAATTAGAAAAACCTACACAATATATACCTGCAATGCTTGATTTAACCCAAAAAGATAATGTAAAAGTTCTTGCAAATGCTGTTCCAAAATTAAAATCTGCAACATTGTATCCTTCAACTCTATGATTTATATAGAGATAATCTGTAGATGCAGGAGATGCTGGTCCAGCAGAAGCAACTTGGGCGGCAAACGAGTTGTTAAAACCTTGACCAGAAGGAACATCAGTGGATCTAATTCCGCTTATTGTTCCACCAGAAGAATTCTTTTGCAATGGAAATCTATCAATTGGAAATAATCTATTGTTAAACCCATTCTGATTAACTGTTATTTGTCCACCATTATTTCTCTGATCGATTTCCATTGCGCCATTAATGATTCTATTTCTTGTTCCAGAAACAGGACCATTATTTACAGAAGTTACATTAAGATTACTAACAGTACCAGAAAAATTTGAAGGTCCAACAAAATTGATTCCACTACTATCCAGACTTATGGTTGAAATACCACTGGAATTAACAATTCTATTAACCCTTAATTCTGATGCCATATTGATTACTTTTTAGATATTTATTCTTGATATTCGACCCAACCTAATTTTTCCTCATCCCAGTAATACATTTTACCATCATCGGGTTTTGGAATAGGTGGTTCCCATAAACAAGTTTCTTCATTTAGAACCCAACTTGAATATGGTTTAATGTCAATAAACGCATCTTTTACAGGATCATAAGTTCCACCAACAGAAGCATAATTCATTCTAAGTGCTTTTGATTGGTCTTCAGAAGGAATGTCAGAATCTGCTTGGTAATGAATTCCACCTCTAGTATTATAACTTGTCCTCTTACACATCATACCTCTAAAATTACCATAATAATTTTCCCAGTCAAAATTACCTTCATCTTTACCAACAATAACTTCAACTACAACGTAGTTTTCATCGATAAAAGCATAATGTGCCATTTTAATACCTCCTTATATTATGCAAAATTAAAAGTAACAGTACCAGTTCCAGCAGTTACAGTATAAACATTAAATCCAGAGACAGTGGATGAAGTAGCAGTTATTCCTGCGGAGAAAGAAGCAAGTACTCCAGAAGGAACTCTAAGTATTACAACTCCAGATCCACCACCTGCACCACCTGCATCTACATATCCTCTACCACCGCCACCTCCACCAGTATTTGCAGTTCCTCCTATTGGAGAGGTTCCACCATATCCACCACCTCCAGGACCACCATTATCGACGTTATTATTTTTACCACCACCGCCACCACCAGCTCTTCTTACAGAAGTTCCAGTAATATTGGAAAATAGACCAACACCACCTTGACCTCCTTGAAGAGTTTCTGGACCAGCGACAGTATTGCTATAACCAGCGGATCCAGCGCCACCACCTCCACCAGCTTCGTTTCCAGTTCCGCCCCAGTTTCCTCCAGCAAGTCCTTGATTGGCAGTTCCAGATCCACCTGGCTTACCGCTACCGCCACCACCGCCACCGCCGCCAGATCCACCAGATGAACCAAATCCACCTAAATTACCACCAGCGCCACCACCAGTAGAAGTAATAGTGTCAAAAACTGAATTACTACCATTACCTGTACCACCACCACCGCCACCAACAGTGACAGTATAAGATGCACCAATAGAAATTAAATATGCTGCTTCAGCACTACTATTTGCACCAGAAGTTTGGCCAGCGACGTTTGTCCTATATCCTCCAGCTCCACCACCACCTCCAGATGGTCCACCAGAAGTTCCACTTCCTCCACCCGCACCACCAGCAATAACTAAGTATTCTATGGGAAATTTATTATAACTAAAAGCTTGCCAAGAACCAAGTGAACTACTATACCATTCTGGTAGATTAAAATCAGTATTAAATCTCAGAGTTCCATTTTTAGGATTTCCAGGTCTTTGTGCTGTTGTACCAGAGGGAATAGAAACTCCGCCACTACCAAAAAATTCAACTGTATTATTTGTTGGAGTTATACTGTTGATTCCAAGCACACCATTTTGATTAATAATTGCCATATTAAATTACCTCAGACAACTACAAGAATTCCTTCAACATTAATTGATCCTTGAATATCAATAGGTCCTGGAAGAATTCCATTGAATCCTCTGGCAATTGTGTAATTACCATTGAGTACATTAGGAACCACGATAGGACCTGCGACAGTTAAACTAGTAATGGTAGCAGCGGCACCTGTTAAGGTGCCACTCATATTAATATCATTAATTACAGCTGGTTCTGGATGATTGTGTTTGAATTGATTGAGTGCCATAGATTATGCCTGAGCCTCCGTCCAAGAAATACGAGCAACAATATTTTTAGCTTGTGATGCTTCAAGACTTGTAGCAACGATTAAAAGAAGATCAGGACCTACTGGGAATCCTGGATTAATTGTACCTGTATCTCCAGGACCACTCAAGATAGAAGTTCCAAGATCACGAACTTTTTCTAGGTTAAACGATGTTGCCGAGAAGTTAGAACCACCAGAGTTTTCAGTATAGAAACCAAAGATTCTATCTCCACCAGTAAAGGCACCATCTGCATTTACTGCTGATGAAGCATAAGTTTGAGTTCCATTAAAATAAACTACCTGAGCAAGAGAACCAGATCCAACAGGAACGGTTTCCCAGTTTGTTGGGAATGTTAAACCACCGCCAGTGATTGTTTGTGGATTCAGAATACCCTGAATCAGGAACTGACCATTGGCATAAGCACCCATACCAACGAGTGTTAACTGCATTCTGTTTAAAATTTCACGAATACCAAAGTTTTTACCAATACCAGAGTCAACAGATGGAGCAATACGAATTGCAAGAAGAGGTCTAGTTGCACCAGCAGCAATACTGAGATATCTGTTCATACCTGCAGTAAAAACAATAGACTTATCATCATCTTGTCTACCATCCATAATACAAGATACACCCCAGTGGCTTACAACTGGAGCACAATCATTATAAATGTACTGAACAGAAACCTGAGAGGTTCCAGATCCACCAACACCAGCATCAGGGCTGAATGTTACTGCAGTTGAGCTTCCTGCAAAAGTATATGCCGAAGCAGAAAATGCTCCTGTTGGGTTAATACCAGCAATGCTAAACGTTGTTCTTCTAGTTAAACCAGTTAAAGGATATCCACGAACTGTTGTATTATATGCACCAATTCCAGTATATCTAACAAGTTCAGATTGTGTCTCATTTTGAACCATTACATATCCATCAGTTGGCCAACCTACAGCATTTTCAACATATAGCGTGGTATCAGAAGATGTTAGGTTAGATCCTCTCGTACCTGCTGCACCACCGACTAAACGTGAATAAGGTCCAAAATTATATGCTTCAAATCTACCTGGAAGGTTTCCAGAACGCATATACGCTGAGGTATTTACGTTATTATTTGGCATCTTATGGCAATAAACAATATCACCATTTACTGCACGGAAACCAAAACGAATAAATCCAGCACCATACCAAGTATAATCAATGTATGCCATCTGCATCTTAGAAATATCTAAGTTATAACTAGATGGTCCATTTCCATCCACTTTATCCATGTTCCATTGATTTTGAGGAACACGATAAGTTTGTGTTTTTAAGTACTTAACATTACTTCTGTTTGGTCCACGATATGCTGGATTAACTCTTAATGAAGTATCAGATGCGATTTGAGCGATTTCGTAACTTTGCCCCTTAATAACAATTTTATCACCAATTACAAGCTGTTCTCTAAATCTAGTATTTGTCCCTGTTACAACACCACTATTTTGAGTTACTGAAAGTGAACCAAAAAGTTCTTTGACCGAATCTCTTCGACAAGCATACAATTGTTGTCCATCATATTCGAAGAAGAATCCATTTTGTTCATCAAATAATCCAGTTCTAACCGCAGCACCTTTCCATCCAATTGCTGTAATAAATGCATTAGTTCCTCCTGGAGCCAAATCTGATGGAGTTGATGTTGTTGAATATGTGAAAGTTTTTGTTCCTGTAACTGAAACAACAGTTGTTGAAGATCTATTATAAAGAGCACTGTCAGCATCACCAGAAGCAGATACAATGCCTTCAATTTTAATTACGGCTCCGACTTGAAGGTTATGATCTTGTGCAGTGGTTACAGTGACTGTAGTGCCCGATGCACTAACTGTGGTAAGGTCGAAAGTTGGAGTAAGTTTTGCACCAGTAGAGAACTGCATTCCCTTACCAGACTGATAACGGAAATATCTACGAGTTTGGCGAGTTTGTTGAGAACCAGTATAATTACCACCTGTAGTAATTAGAACTCCACCATCAGTCGATCTGTGCTGTTGATATCCTTCTGGTCTCGTATAAAGAAGTGCGTTTGCAAAGTTCGTTCCTGAGGCAAGTGTTCCTGTTGGTGTTGCAGATGCAACATATTGAAATTGAGTCGGGCTAGTTACATTACTAATTATCCAGTTTCCATTTGGTGCGTTAGTCGTTGCAGTTATACTTCTGATAATAATTGGAGTTCCTGGGTATAAACCGTGAGCTGCAGCAGTATTTACAGTGATTAAAGTACCACTATAAGTCATTGCAGATGCAGAAACTGCAAGAGGAATTCTTGCACCTGGGTAAATACCACCACCAGTAACCGTCGTATATCCAATATCAAGAACAGATCCATTAACAACACCCTTTGCAGTATATGTAAATTGAGTTCCTGATGGGACAGTATCAACAACAAATGTTCCATCCGCTAATTGGTTTGTAGTATCTTGAATAGATACTACATCACCAACAACAAGGTTATGAGCAACGCTTGTTGTCACAGTCATTGCTGATCTTGGTGATACATTATTTCCAGACAGGGCCGTTACATCAAATGCCGCAGCAGTTGTTCCTTTTGAATAAAAAGATGGATAATTTTGAACCAATCCCAAGGATTCCCATTTAGATGGTTGAACAGAATATTCAAAGTCGGTATCCATCAAAGATTGTGGGGTAGAAACCCTCATCTTTGAGACTGGATCCTGGAAAGTTTCAGAAGGAGTAAACTTTTCATCATATTCATCAATAAGAATCTGAAGTTTATCAGTACTGCTCATCGAAGCAGTATTATAATTTAAAACCAGAGTTGTAGTATCTCTTGCTCCAGTGATTACATTTGTACCAGAAGCAACTGTTACACCTTGCTGATAATTTGCAGCACTAACAGTATAACTTGTTGCTCTAAGATTAGGATCGGAAAAATTATAAATTACTTGATTTGTTGTGACATTAGTGATTAGGATTAACCTTTCTCTCTGAATCGCTTTGTTAAAAACGATTGTTTTTGTGGATGGAGTAAAAGTATATCCAGTCTCAAGTAACACTTTTCTTGACATTGATGAATCCTCTAAGTTTGATTACTTTCTCTATATGTTTTATTTATGAAGCACCGTCTCTAGAGCATTAGATCTAGAGGTGCAAATGGATATTGTTTAACAGTTGTTCTAGTTTTTCCTGAAACTGTCTTAATTACAATATCACTCGATGTTGGAATCGATTCTGTAAATTTAAGATTACTGTCGTGATCTATTGTATAACCAGTTCTTGATGCTAAGCAATCTGTTTTAAATACATACTCTTTATTGTGTACATATGCAGATTGTAGAATGCCATTTACAGTAATTAATAACTTAAATGGATCTGTAATTGCAACTCTATCATAATTAAACGTTGGTGTAAAGGTATTTTGTATTCCATCAGTTGCTGTAGAAATATCATCCAATTCATAAAGTTCATTAATATCTGGGGCAGTGATAGATCCAGTAATATTAACATCACCACGAACGTCCAATTTTGCTATTGGTGCGGTAGTTCCTATTCCAAGAGATCCCGCATAAGAAACAATACTTACTGTATTATTTGCATTAACATCAATAATAGGAAGTCCAGATATATCATTTACTGAAAAAATAGATCCAGAAGTTAAATTATTTGTAATGCTGAATAGTTGACCAGCAGATCCTTCCCAGGATAGAGTTCCATTATCAAGATTATCATAATGAACTGTCTTAATAACTGCACCCAATCCAAAAGTACCAATGCCAGTTCCACCAACAGGTTCAAAGTAAGTTAAATTATTTGATCCTGTTACAGAATTATTTCTGTCTTTATATACAATTTGGTTTGCAGATCCAGCAACTGGTCCAATAATACCTTGAGATCCCTGAGCACTTTGAACACCCTGCAATCCTTGTCTTCCTTGAGCACCCTGAAGTCCTTGAATTCCTTGAGTGCCTTGAGCACCCTGAAGTCCTTGAATTCCTTGATTTCCTTGAATACCCTGAGTTCCTTGTGCTCCCTGAGCACCACCAGATCCTTGAATACCTTGTCTTCCTTGAGCACCTTGAGCGCCTTGAGAACCAGCAGATCCTTGTAGACCTTGAGCACCTTGAGCGCCAACAGATCCTTGAGCTCCGACAGAACCTTGAGATCCAGCAGATCCTTGAATACCTTGTCTTCCTTGAGCACCTTGAGCACCTTGAGCACCAACAGATCCTTGAGAACCAGAAGATCCTTGAGAACCAACAGATCCTTGAGTTCCTTGTCTTCCCTGTAGACCTTGAGCTCCTTGAGAACCAGCAGATCCTTGAGAACCAACAGATCCTTGAGCACCTTGAGATCCTTGAGCACCACCAGATCCTTGAGTACCTTGGGTTCCTTGAGCACCTTGAGCGCCTTGAGATCCGCCAGTACCAGAAATTCCTTGAACACCCTGGGAACCCTGAAGTCCCTGCCTTCCTTGAAGACCTTGAGCACCTTGGGTTCCTTGAGCACCAACAGATCCTTGAGAACCAAGGGAACCCTGAATACCCTGAGCACCTTGAGAACCTGTGGCACCAACATCTCCAGTTCTAGCAAATGTAATAATAACATCTTCAAGATTATTAAATGTTCCTGCAAGGCTACCACTTACATACGCACAAGTAACTTCAAAATATCCAGTTTGCTCAACCAAACTTGAAATTGTATATAAAACAAACCTGGAAGAATCTAATCTATTGGAAACTTTAAAGTGACCTTTGATTGGGGAAGTTGAATCATCAATCGTTCTCAAAAATGGTTGAATATCAACCGATGCATCATCTTGGTCATCAATATAAAGTTGAGATGCACTTGATAAAGTTGCATTATTGAATTTTAATTTACCAATTCCAGGATCACTGTTTGTAATTGCGGTATCAAAAGTATAATCAAAAGTAATTCCACCAAAACTACCAGTTTGACCTTGAGCACCTTGAGTTCCAAAAGTTCCTTGAGAACCTTGTACACCTTGAGTACCTTGTCTTCCTTGAAGACCTTGAGTACCCTGAGTACCCTGGAGTCCCTGGAGTCCCTGAGTACCTTGTACTCCTTGAGCACCTTGAGTACCCTGAAGACCCTGTAAACCTTGAGTTCCTTGAGTTCCCTGAACACCTTGAGCACCTTGGGTTCCTTGAGCACCTTGAGATCCATTATTTCCAGAAACTCCACTTAAACCTTGAGTTCCTTGAAGACCCTGCAATCCTTGGGTTCCTTGAGTACCTTGAGTGCCTTGCAGTCCCTGTAATCCTTGAGTTCCTTGTGTTCCCTGCAAACCTTGGGCGCCTTGAGATCCATTGTTTCCAGAAACTCCACTTAAACCTTGAGTTCCTTGAAGACCTTGAGTTCCTTGTGGACCTTGTCTACCCTGAACACCTTGCAATCCTTGAGTACCTTGTGTACCTTGGAGTCCCTGAAGACCTTGAGTACCTTGTGTACCTTGGAGTCCCTGAAGACCTTGAGTACCCTGAGTACCTTGGAGACCTTGAAGTCCTTGAGTTCCTTGAGTGCCCTGAAGACCCTGTAATCCTTGAGTTCCTTGAGTGCCCTGAAGACCCTGTAATCCTTGA